AAACATAATTGTTGTGTGTGAATGTAATTGAAGAGGTTGTGAATAACCTCAGAGAGTCAACCTAATGGAATGACTCTGGGAGATGTTCACAAGTGGACAGTTTACTGAACCTGATACTCAACAGGAACATAAGCAGAGTGTGTGTCATAGAACTCTTCTGCTGTTTCGTAAGGTGACTCAACAATGTCTGAGTCTCCGATGAGTTCAGCGTCTGAATAGTTGACAAGCAAGGCGTGATGCTCTGCTGGTGTCATGTCATCATCGGTAGCGTCATCGTGACATAGATACTGATACTCACCAATTAAACCAGCAATGAGGAACTGTCTGTCTTTTGCTGTTAGCAATGGTTCAGCTTCCATCTCTCTCTCGTACTGCTCAAGTTGCCACGCTTCGTGCCGTTCAATCAGTGCGTCAAGTTGCTTGTCTGTCAAATAGTGTCCTCAGTAGTGGTTGACTGTTGATGCTGTAAGCATAGCAGCTCTGACGAGCTTTGGGTGGAAATGTGGACAGCTTGTGAATTGTCCACTGGTGAAGAGGTGACGATGGTGTCTCTCCCCTTGACTCAGTCAGTATGGCACAGCGAGAACGTGTTTGGGTGGATGAGTAGACTCTTTGTCAACTGTCCACTAATGGATTAGTTGATGCATAGCACTGCTTACACGTTAACTCTGTTATCGGATAGTTTGCATTGCAGATAACATCAGCTCCACATACTTTGCACTTCACTATCTTTGTTGCATCCATTGGTTGCTGCATCTAACTGTGTCTCCTTGTGTGTTACTGGGTGCGTGATGCTTGTGAATATACTTAGCATGTGCAATCATAATGATATGATATCGTATCGCTGCACATTATAAATAATAATTGTTATCGCGACAGATTGTGTGAGATTGAGAGAAGCGTGCCAGTGTAATAATTGGCACATGATATGCCTTATTCCTAGTGATTTACACGCCACTAACAGTCGCGTGCGCCCTACACACCCCCCTATGGGGGTAAGTTTGCGCCCTGCCCCACCGTAATAGGCTTCAGAAATTTATGTCAAAATTTATCGAGGTATTTTAACTCAGATTCATACGGTTTCTGACACAAAACCTGCTTAACATCCTCGACATACGGAGGAAACCACTTATCTACTTCCACACAATATGACCAATTAGCAGGTGTAAGACAATTAAACAGAATAATAGAAGCAAAAGCAGATACATGGTTCCATATCGTAAGCATTACATCACCATTTTTGTGTTATCATTAGGTTCAACAGGTACATCAAAGAACTTATCTTCTTTAAGTTCATCAGGAAGACCATAACCTTTATGTTGTTCATCCATATCAAGACACCATTGCTTAAGTGCCTTACCTGTATCGGTAAACTTAGCGACACCTAAGGTACGCCAAGCATCCAATGGATCTAATCTGTACGTAGCTGCATTCTTGTAGTAGCACATGAATCCATTAGGACCTTCACGAGTCTTGTGATATTCAATGATAAAGTCTTTATCGTTACGGGGGAAAGGAATACGTTTCATATATGTATGTAGTGGAGGTAATCACGGAATTGATAGATGATATAAACAATGTATATCAAAGATCAATAAGTAGTTAGTTCAAGTTTTTGTCTTTTGGTTTAACCACCTTCTGGAGGTGCTTACAGAATGTCCATTCAGGGGACATTAATAAAGGGGAAAGGTTGTCTCCCCTTGGTACAGAAAGAGGAGTCCACCCTCTCCTCTCCCTGTATAAGGGTGGGACCGCTGTTAAACCCAGTTAGGGACAGGGTTTCTAGAGTTACCATTAGCTTGTTGTCTTTGATCTTTATTTAGCCCTAAGACGAGGTGATTTGCTGACCCTTGAGGGTCTTCTATTGAAGCTCTAAGGATGTCTAAGAACTCTTCATTACGACGGAAAGCTATTTGTTCTTGAGCGGAGATAGCTAGTACGTCTGTGAAGTATTTAACACCTTGAGCAAGACAGTCGAGTCTGTCATCATGTTTAACTGCGCCTTTTTCACGGCACATACGACTCATCTGGTAGAAGAGCATGTATAGCAGACGTTCTTCTGGAGGGGCTTGTTTGTTTGAGGAGTAATCCCAATCAATAACAGAGCGATCCACAACAAGACGATGCTGGTTGAGAACGGGTTCCAGAGTGTCGATAATACGGTCTTCTTTTCTGACGTTAGCGCGGACTTCTTCAACATCAATTCCTTGTTTAGTATTTACTAGGTGTTTTTTGAACAGTTCAGCGACAATACCGTCACCAAAGTTTGTTTCGATTACAAGTTTGGTTACGTTGTACTTACCGCAACCTTTTAAAATGTCCAGAAGCGTACTGTCTGAGTATCCGTCTCTGTAAGCTCGCATTTCGTGCAAGTACAGGATACCGTTGCGTTGGGAGAGATAACACGCTGCCGTTTCATCTGAGCCACGACCCGACGGGTCGACCGAGCAGATAGTTTCGGAGAAATCCCCCCAATCTCCTTGGAGTTGCATTGGAGAGTAGAAATAATCTCCAGGTAGACCGACAGTGGGAGCGTCTCGGATGACGTTTTGAGGGTCTGAGCACCAAACGATGGATTCGGGTGCAGTAGTTGGGTTGACAGAAGTGACGATAAGGTCAGCCATTTTAAGGGGGAATTTTTCAGCGTCACTAAGGGAAGTGTCAAGCATGAACTGAAGCATGAAGTTGCTTCTGCCCATTGCTGCTTCACGTTCAATAAGGTCTTCATCATTAAATCTATCTGGGTCAGTTACTTGCCATTTTTCGGCACCTTGATCAATATCTTCTTGGAGTTGAGGTGCTATCAGTCCTTCGTAGTTAGCCAGAGTGCGTGGGAAACGTGCTGGCCATACGAATGGTCTGTAGTTACGTTCTGCGAGCTTTCTGTAGACGGTAAAGACAGTCTGAGGAGTACCTAAGTACATGATTCGACTGTCATCTTTAGGAGTAAGGATGGATTCAGCTTCAGTACAGAGTTGGAGGAGTTTCTCCCTCATCATTTCCGTCATTGAGTTGCCAGGTACTTCTATGTCGTCCAGAATCATTAGATCTGCACGAGATCCCGTCAGCTGACCAGTAATACCTACTGATTTGACTGAGGGGGCCTGGTGAGGAGAACAATTAACATCAAAGCTAATACGAGACCAGCGACTATCATCTGATTTAGGTTGTAAGTGAGAGAGCCAAGGCGTCTCAATGATTAGTTTTTGTAAGAAGATAGACATGTTATCTGCACGTTCTTTAGACGCAGAGATAATCATGATCTTTTTTTCTGGATCTTTGAACAGAGTCCACAACACGAACGCGCCTGTAATCCAAGATTTACCGATTCCTCGGAAGGCTTGAATCTGTAGACGCTTAGGACCGTGTTGTAGATAGTCTGCAATTGCATATTGTGCGCGTGTAGGAGTAGGTAGTTCAAGCTGTCCCCATAAGGCTTGTAGAAACAGCTTGAAGTCTTCCTGCAACGCCTCTAAGACGTTATTCATAAATTACATTCCACCACCTAGAGGAAAACCAGCACGTGCTGGGTGAGTAGCAGGTAATGCTCTTAGTTTCTCTTCTTTTTCTAGTTTTCTACGTCCTAGACCTATGCCACCAAAACGTCTTTTTTGTACTTCAAATGTTTGATTTACAAAAGCTCCAAACATATCACTAGTAGTTGCTTCACCAGCAACAGAGCCGTAAGGAACAGCTACAGGTTTACCATCTTTATAAGCTAAACCTTGTTTACCTTGATCTACTGTTTCAGGAGTAGGCATAACCATATTTGTCTTTCTATCTACAAACAAGTTGCCTTCTCTACTAACATCAGCAGTGTTGTCAGATTCAATTTCATTGATAGGTATTGCATCGCCTAATGCTTCTGCTGGTGATTGCCCTAGCAACATTCCAGCTACAGGACCAGCTACTAAACCAGCTAATGGAATTTCACCTGCAGCATCAGCAAATTGTCTAGCTAGTCTGCGTTGTAACCTAATTCCACCATTCTTTTTTAATAGTTTAATTTGGTTTTCAACATCCCAGGATTCAATCTGAGCTGGATTTATTCCTGCTCTTTTTAGGTCTGCAGTATCTTGGTATTTATAAGGATTTTGAGCTGCTGCAACTTGCATCCCAGGTTCAGGTTTAGCAAGAAACTCTCTGTTAGTTTTAATCCTTTCCTCAGGCATAGATGTTGACCAATTATCCTCGCCTGGCAGCAGTAGACCTTCTTCAACAAGTAAATTATTGGCTACAACTCTTCTACTTGTATCAGAATTAATTCCTAACTTTAGTTCAAACTCAGCTTCTTCAATTGCAGGTAAAAATGCTTGGTACATTTCTGTACCGTTGTTAAATTTTCTGTTTAACGACTTGTCAGATCCTTTAGCTGTACCGTATGGGTGAGCACTAAATTGTCTATCTCCTTCTATACCAAGCTCATACGGATAATTTCTGAATTTACTTGTAGCTTTGTCTTTAGCACCTGTATGAGATTGTTCTTGGAATGAATTATCGATGTTAGAAGCACTGTCTCCAAAATATCTCCCATCAGCTTCTGCTGCTTGGAGAAATTCAAGCATCACATCTGGATCTTGCTTCATCAACGAATCCATCAGTTCAAGTGGAATTCCATGATGTAATCTGTCCGACAATACACGTTTTCTTCTAAGTGGAATATTCCTTTCAGAAATACCACGTAGTTTATTTTTCAGCTTGTCGCCATCAGCATCTTTTGCAAGTAAGTTTTCAACTTCATCAATAAATACTGAATCGTCTGTGCCTGCAAGCAATCTAGCCATCCTAAGGTACATCTTAGGTTCATGTGAGCTGCTGATTTCCTTGCCAGCTTTTTTCAGCTCAAGATTTTCATACATTCGCCCAAGAATCTTGGCTATGGCTTTTTTTTTAATTAACTGGGCTTCTTTAGTATGAAATGACATAAAAAAAAGCCCCCTTGCGGGGGCGTGTAATTAATTAGTTGTTCAGTACCCTTTCTTCTTAGGACGTGGTTTTGATTGCTTTACTGGTTTCTTGTGTCCGTTTTTATGCATTTAATTAATGTGAGATAGTATTAGTCCTTCCCTAAGAAGGTTTTGTCCGAATCGCTCTCTCATCCAAGAGCGCCAATGTTCACTTCCTTTGTCCTGATTGCATCTGGCACACGCGCATACAACATTCGATGAAATGTCTTCACCTCCCTTACTGCGAGGAAGAACGTGGTCCAAAGTGAGTTGATGTAATTCATAAGTAGTTCCGCAATAAACACATGTACAGCCAAAATGTTCTTTGATGCTGCGCCTCCAAAGGCGCTTGGCTTCAGAGGATGTCATGGTTATTAGGTTGTGTAGATAATGTTCAGGAGTTGGAAGTAAAGGGGTCATGCGTATTTGATCTTTAGGCGTGGTCTGCGTCGGTTAGTAGAGGGTTTCTCTA